TGATACAAAGAAAAAGTCCAGTACACTGGCTCGACTACGTATCAATCATTCACCCTTGATGGGTCAATCTGAAATAAACGGCAAGTCTGTAAATGTCGAAGTTGTCGAGGGTGGTACATACAAATTACAGATACCAGATGGTGACACATTTTATTCCACCACAGCGAGTGTTCGTCCCTTCTTACAACGCTATATGTATAAGCGATTTGTCATGGGTTCTGGGGATACACCAAACAAATACATTAAGACAGTTATGAATGACAATCTTAATGTTGACCTCAAGGATAATGATGGTGGCTTTAACTGTGGTAAACCTGCAGGGTTCATTCAAGACTTCAAGGCTCTTGACCAAGCTACACAGGATCTTATAAAACAGATCAAAAGAGTGCGTGTTATCTTTGGCACTATTGATATGAAAGATGCTGTAGATTCAAACGGTGTGCCTACTGATTTAGGTACGACACCTTTCATATGGGAAGTAGAAAACAGAGATGCTTTCAAAACTCTTGGCAACTGCTTTGTAAAGCTGTCAAAGATGAAAAGGCTACCACCACAGCACACATTTGAAGTGGCTACAGAGCAGAGAAAGTTACCCAACGGTAACAGCTTTTATCTTCCATCTGTTGCTGTCAACTTGACAGATGTAATAAAACTATCTGACGAAGATCAGCAAACCTTTGCAGATTTTATGTTGTGGATTGACAACTACAATGATTATATTATCAACGCTTGGGACGAAACCTCTCGTAAGAAAGAGGATATGGATGTAAGCATCGTGGATGAGATTATTGAAACAGAGGAGATACCATTCGAATGAACCATCCATCTGAAATGGCTTTGCATCAATACTTGGAAGATGCCATCAACGGAAAGACCTCTATGTCTGCAAAAACCATCGCAGGTATTAAGAAAGACATAGGTGAAGCTTTGAAACGTCAGTTTGGCAAAAGGACAAAGCGTAGAAAGTTTCAATTAAGAATGTCAAATATAGGTAGACCGTCTTGTCAGCTTTGGTTTGAGAAAAACCACCCAGAGAAGTCAGACCCTCTACCTACAACATTTGTAATGAATATGATGCTAGGTGATATTGTTGAAGCTGTGTTTAAGGGTTTGATGAAAGAAGCTAAAATTGATTTCCAAAACTCAGAAAAAGTTTCATTAGACATTGCCGACACAAAAGTTAGTGGCACATATGATTTAGTATTAAATGATGCTGTAGATGATATTAAGTCTGCTTCAGATTGGTCATACCGAAATAAGTTTGAATCATTCGATACTCTTGCAGAAGAAGATCCATTTGGTTACGTTGGACAGTTGGCAGGTTATGCTAAAGCTTCTGGCAAGAAAGCAGGTGGTTGGTGGGTTGTAAATAAAGCTAATGGTAGTTTTAAATATATACCTGCTGATAATATTGACGTTGACAAAGAAGTAAAAAAATTAGAAGATAACGTCAGAGTAGTAACACTGAATAAATTTAAAAGGTGTTATGATTCAGAAGAAGAAACATTCAGAGGTAAGCCAACTGGTAACAGAGTGCTTAGTAAAACTTGTTCTTTTTGTCGATACAAACATTCGTGTTGGGAAAACTTACAAGAATTACCGTCTTTGTTATCTAAGGCTAAAGAACCTAAGATTGTGTCATATGTTAGTATTGGAAAGGAGAAAGTAGCATGAATGATAAATCTAATCCCACACTAGAGGAAATGGCTAGTGAAATATCCGAAATGGAAAAGCAGCTAATGGAAATGAAAAAAGCATATCGTGAGAGAAAATACGAAGGTCTAAAGATAGCTATGGACGCTAGAAAATCTGCAGACGAAGCTCTCAATGATGAGTTAAAAGCTCTTGGCTTAAAAGCATTTCCATTTAGTAGAGCTACATCTGTCTGGTGGTAAGTGTACGGAGGTAAAAAATATGATCTAGCACGTAGGCTAGGTTTTCGTAGTGGTCTTGAAGTAAAGATCGCAGATGAGTTGAAAGAACTCTCCATTCCATTTATATACGAGGGTATGAAGATAGAATGGGAAGACCTAGCTTATCGTATGTATACACCAGATTTTGTATTGCCAAACGGTATTATAATAGAGACTAAAGGCAGATTTACTGTAGCTGATAGACGGAAGCATTTGTTGATAAAGAAACAACATCCTAAATTAGACATTAGATTTGTTTTTGAAAACGAAAACAATAAACTGAGAAAAGGATCGAAGACGTCTTACGGTAAATGGTGTGAGAAGAATGACTTTCTTTATTGCAACAGAGTTATACCAAAGAAGTGGCTGAATAAAAGAGGTACAAAGACGCATCCAACTCTCATACAATTTAGGAATAAAAAGATATGACCAGAGAACCTTTAAACTTTTTAAGCTATAAAGATGAAGAGATTAGTATACGTGTATCACCAGAGATTGAAAATGATAGGTGGACAGGTAGTCTTCTTTTAAGTATTGATGCTTTTGATACTAATCCTTTAAATGATGTAGACTATTTTTCACTTATGAATTTTGTACGCATGATAATGGCAACTCCTGTTCTGATAGAAGAAGATGACATTTTTAGAGATAAACTTTGGGATATAGCACAAAAAGATGTTGACCAACAGAAAAAAAATGGTAAGATAGTAGGCAGAGAAGGTAATATTATAAAACTTAACTTTAACAACAAAACAGATGGGAGTGCGTAGTATGGCAAAATGGGATATAGATTGTAAGGATAAAGATATGGTAAACAATCCACCACATTATAACAAGTATGGTGTAGAATGTATTGAAGCTATTCAATCAGCTACAGGTGAAGGATATGAGTATTATTTGCAGGGTAATATTATGAAGTATCTTTGGAGATACCGATATAAGAACGGTGTGCAGGATTTAGAGAAAGCACAGTGGTACTTAAATAAATTAATAGAAGTAAAAAAGGGTGATACAACATCCCCAGATTTGTTTACTTCTTTTGGCATAGAGTTGAGTAATGGTTGTTAAAATATTTTTGACATTAGATTTAGATGAAGAGGATTACCCTGTACCTGCTGATGGTGATCCTAGTGAAGAAATACAAGAAGCTGTCGAAGAATTTATACACGACATTGACGGACTAAAGATAAAAAATATTAAAGTTATATTGGAGAATTAATTATGGAAGATTATCAAAAATTTATTGCAGTTTCTAGGTATGCTAGATGGATTGACGAAAAAGGACGCAGAGAAACATGGGAAGAAACCGTCCAAAGATACGTAGATTATATCACTGAGAAGGTAAAGGGACATTTGCCTAAACCACAAATCATAGATGCCATAACTAAACTAGAAGTTATGCCTAGTATGAGAGCCTTGATGACAGCAGGTTCTGCTCTGGAGAGAGATAACACAGCAGGATACAACTGTAGCTATCTTCCTGTTGATGATCCAAAAGCTTTTGATGAAGCTATGTATATTCTTTTGTGTGGCACTGGTGTTGGTTTTTCTGTTGAGAGACAATATGTAAGTCAGCTACCAGAGATACCACAGGGTCTGGATCATGTTGATACCTGCATACAGGTACAAGATAGCAAAGAAGGTTGGGCAAGAGCCTTACGAAAGCTGATAGGACATCTGTATATGGGGGAAGTTCCTGTGTGGGACATGTCAAAGGTAAGACCTGCAGGTGCTAGACTCAAAGTATTTGGTGGT